TCATCCAATCCAGCAACGCCGGCGGGGTTGGCATAACTTGTTTCAAAAGCGTTGTTACGGATGGGAAAAATACCGGGTTCCCGGCATCGTCGAACCGGTAATAATATCGGTGGCCCTCTGAATTGAGTTGATAAACGCGATAAGGCGGTTCGCGCAACGCGTCAGTATTGAAGAATACGGCCCGGATTTCCTCAATGGTCATGCCCGGGTAAATTTCCACCTTTGCATCTTGTTCCGGTTCGGTCAAAGCGGCCAATTCCGGATAATTGTTGTTGTCCTCTTTCATCGTGTATCGCTATTTTAATTTTCGTTCTTTAACATAATCCACAATGAATGCGGCGCACATTCCGCCGGCAATGATTGCGGAAAATATTTGTGCGGGATTCCAAAAGATCGCCACAATGGCAAGAATGAAGCAAACGCCCCAAACAATTGCCCAAAACAAATTTACGTACTTCATGGCTTATTCGTTTGTAATACCCAGCAAGAAATCGGCCGTGCATCCGGTCATTTCACAAATTATGACAATCCACGCGGGATTCACACGCGCGGTTGTTCCGTTGCACAATGCGGTCATATTGACTTGTTGCGCAACCGCCGTTGAATCGGGCCACAAACGGGCCGCGATGTCCTTTTTCAAAACTTTCTTGCCCTGTTCCTTTGCGCGGGCAATCGCTTGTTCAATTCTAATCATAATCTTTTCTTATTTCTTCGCCGCATACGTCGCAACGATAAATTTCACTTTCCGTTTCAAATTCCGGCGGAAACTCGTTTCGCCAAGAATAAACCGTGCGTCCTTTAACATCGATCAATTCCAGCCGGCCGCCACAATGCGGGCATTTGTCGTCGCCCATGACAGTCAATCGGCAAAAGGCTTTGAACACGTCGTCGGTAAGGGTTGAAAGGCCCAACGTTTCACAAATAATCCGCTTTACATCTACCATATATTGCGGTCCTATCGCCAACAATACATTCGCACCATAAACAAATTCGGTATCTTCCAGCATCCCGGCATTTATGAAAGCGGCACAAAGGGATTTGCCGACGAACGCGGCCGATTTCCGGCTTGCGCTACAAAGAACGTCCAAATATTTATCATTCTTGAATTGCATGGCTTGTTATATTGGTGGCCCCGGTTGCCCGGGGCTGACTTGTTTATTCGATAACTAATTTTTCCATTTCCTTTGCGTCGAATGTATAACCGTGTTTCGCAAACTCTTTGACGGCGGCCCGCTTCGCGGTTTTCGCATTCTTATAACCGTGGCCAATGCTAAACCAATATTCGCCGTCTTGCATTGCCATAACCAAAATATTAATTCCGCCATTAAGGAAAAAAGAAACGGCCTTGTGGTCGGAATTGTTGCATTTGATCGTTGCCATAACTTGTAAAATTTTCGTTTCCCGGAATCCGCCGGGCCGCTGGGTCATTCCTCAACCCGCAACAAAGATAGGTATTTTAATTTAATTACCAAAATATTTTCCATAATTTTTATAATTTCTTTCATTAGCGCAAAAAAAACCGCCCACATTTCACAACGTGGGCGGACAACTGAATAATCAATGACTTACTATGAACAAAGACAGATCCGAACAAATATAAAGAAAAACGGGGATTTTTTTTGGATTAATTCATTTATTCAGATTTATGCGAAAGAATATTGATTAAATAACAAGCGCGATCCATCTTGCCACCTTGATAATAATTCCGGATTTCAAACATATAGCCAAACGCCACAAGTCCCCGAATAACTCGGAATAATTCATCTTTGGTTTTGATTTCCCGGGGGACATGATCGAAAGGGAAACGGAAATAACCATATTCGTTCATGACTTGTTCAGAATCTTCGAATGTTTCTTTAATTTGGGAATGAACATGGCCGCCGTCGGGAATTTGATAATTAGAAATATATCGCGTCATTCCATGCATTTGTATTTCATTAACGCATCCCATGCGTCCCGAATTCGGATTATAAAAATTGGCTTTCATATTGATTTTTGATTTTGTGGCCCGGGTTTCCCCGGGCCGGGTTATTTACCAAAGTGTTACATCTTCGTTGTGGATTCCGCGCACGAAACATTCGGCATAAAGGACTGTTAAATCATTGTACGCGGCTAAAATTGCGGCATCCTTGGCACGGACAAGTTGGAAATAAGTGTTGGATAAATCGGCGCAAATGTATTCGATGAAATACTTTGTGTTGGTGCGCTCGGCAAGTTCAATTGTTGTCATGGTCTTATCTTTTTCTTTACCGGGAACCGGCCCGGGCCGTCGGAATCATTATCGCTTCCGGGTACAAATATAGGCATTATTTTCTATTTACCAAAAGTTTTTTCTATATTTTCAAAGAAATTTGCATATTTTTAGCAAGAATCCAGCCCGAAACGGGTATATTTCATTGAACATATTTCCAAACGAACCCGCCCGCCGTCTTACGTTTCCCCGCCAATACTGAAAAGATATGCGAACCGAACAGGTCGCGGGCATCCTTTATCCGTTCATATTTTGCAATCAAAATTCCATCCGGGGTATATTGTCCAACCGCCTTTGATTTGGCCTTTGCCGCCCGAATACGGGCCGTTCCATACGTGTTGTTGTATTGTGCCGTACACCATTCCAAATTTTCAACCCGGTTATCCGTCTTGATTTCGTTTTTGTGGTTGATTTGTGGCAACCCGTCCGGATTCGGAATAAAGGCCAATGCAACCAACCGATGTACAAATATTCGCACAACGTGTTTATCCCTGTACAAACGTATCCGGTCATAACCTTTTACGTTATCCACACGCAAAATCCGCCTATTTGAACAGACACGGCCCGTGTTACTAACTTGATAACCGGGAAAACCCGGCGCGTTTTTCCAAATTTCGTTACTCATAACAAAAAAATCCCCGGATTCGGCTACCACACACGAACCCGGGGATTGCGTCAAACTTGCGTTTAACTTGTATGTCCTTTGTTGGTGGTAGTCAACGCCACAAAGATACGAAAAAATTGCTATCTTTGGCGCATAACCCATTAAATTTTACCATTATGCCCGTTAAACGTGTGCCGGGCGGCTATCAATGGGGCCAAACCGGCAAAGTCTATCCAACCAAAGAACAGGCCGAACGCCAAGGCCGCGCAATTTACGCATCCGGTTACAAGGAAAAGCCGACGCAAACCAAAAAGAAATAGGGAATTCCCAATAAATTACCCGAAATTCCCTATCTTTGTTGCGTCCTCTTACCATCGTATCGCCATTTATGGTATTCAAGACGCCGCGCCCGGGCTTTTCCGGGTGCGGTTTTTTATAGGACTTGCGCACACTCATACGCGAATCGTTCCCGGGCCGACCAATGGCACATCGCCATTATTCGGTTTTCTTCCTTTTGCGCTTCTATTTCATCCCATACCGACCACCCCTTTGACGAATACGGGAACGGGTATGCCTTTTTGAATTTGCGCAATGATGTATAACGCGGAAATGGTCGCAAACGGTCGTTTTTATTAGTTACATATTGGCAACCATCAACGGCAATTGGACGCAATTTTGGTTTCTTTTTCATATCGCAATGTTTTTATCTTATCGCAAATTTGGGGTTGTCTTTGATCCGCCACAAAAAACGGCTAAATCAACAAGCGAACGTTGGTTTTCCAGCCCCTTCGGCATTACGACAACGGCCGTGCGGTCGGAACTGTCAAAAATGAAATATCGAAGATATGAACGGCGCATCAATTCATAATGAAAGACGCCCGGCCCGGAATTGTTAGGAAATGAAAAGGCCAAAACGTCGCATTCTTCCAGCGTCTTGCCCTTTTCATTCAGAATTGCGCGGTATTGATCCAACCGGCTTTTACTTTTCTTCGCCATAACTCTTATTGACACAAATAGCGACAACGGCCGCGATTACTAAAATAATATATTCCATAATCTTTGATCTTATGGGCCGGTTTCCCGGCCCGGGTTAATTCCTAACGCTTTACACGCATTTCCCACAAACGATTAAATTCCAATTTCTGTCGATCTGTTGCCATACCTTCGTAATTAAGTTCTACGATACGTTCCCCCGGATCAACCGCATAATCACGAAGTAATCCACCCTTTGTTTGGTATGCATCAGTAACAATACAATCCGACGCAATGTCGATGATAAAAAACAACCTTTTCATATTTTTTTATGGGATTAAGCAACGTAAAACGAAATCTTGATGCCGCGACGCAATTTGCAAACGCACTTATCTTCAAGGCAATTAAACGCCCGGTCCAAAAGACGGTTGGTTAATTCGACGTCCCCAACCATACGGATCAGCCCGGAAACGCCCACAAGTGTATTGACCTTCGAACCATCATACAACCCGGAAACCTTAATTTTATAGTTCCGGTTGATCTGTCTTGTTGTGTATTTTAATGTTGCCATTGCTTTCTTTCTTCTATCGCGGAACCGGCCGCGTCCGTCGGGCCATATCCTTGACCCGCAACAAAGGTACGTATTTATTTTTAATTTCCAAAAGTTTTTTTTTAATTCTTCACTTTTTTGTCATTCAAAAGTTAATTTTTCGTTTTCTTCGATTTAAGACACTTTTTCGCGCTGGATGGTAAATTGTACCGCCCCGGGGCAAAAATGCCCGGAAATCGCCTAAAATTGGCCATTCCGGGAATCCCACAAAAAAACCCCGCCGTATTTCTCAACAGGGCGGGCAGTTCTTCAAAATAGATGCTTATGAATATGATCATCCGATACAAAGATACAAAAAAAATCCGGCGCGTATCACTACGGGCCGGTATGGGCAAAAACTGTGGTATAATGTAAAAAAGTATTATGCAATGACAAATATAATTTACTTTTCGATAGTTACAAAATCAATCCCCAATATCGTTGTATGAGGATTGCGCGAAACGACATCCACGCGCCGATCGGCGATCTTGCGGGTTTTCCATAAAAAACCCATGAACCGTTTATATTTCACCGATTCAGCCAACAACAACGAATCGCGGTTGTGCAATGTTCCCGTAAATTCGTCGGCGGTTAACGTTCCATAAAAATCGAACCATTCATCGCCACAAGCGACGGCAATTGCCGGGACTTTGACCGAATCACGAATAATGACCGTATCTTTTGGCGTTGCCCGCAATTCAATGATCGTTTGCGATTGCGTCTTGTTTACGGATGCCAAATCGCGATTTTTGGCCTTTAATTGCTGGATGATCGCCGCATCTTCCGCCCGGAACCGTTCAAATTCCTTGATGGTTAATTCCAACGATTGCACCCGGGCCGCGCTCAATGAATCGAAAACCATGTAACGTTCGACATCTTCCAACAATGTTTCCGCATTGTTCCGGTAACGGTCGCGTTCAACCGTTAACCGGTCAATCTTTTTGTCCGCCCACCATACGGCGAACAGGGCGGCCAAGATGAACGCCGCCAAAATTAGATATTTCTTCATTTTTCAAAACGTGTTACGCCGCCCAAACGGTCGGCCCATTTTTCAGTATAAAACCAATAATACGAACGGCGACGATCAATTCGATGGTATAACAACCAAAGGATCGAAGGAAGGCCAACAACCACCAAATACAATGGCCCAAGATAGACGGATTGGCGCGTATGGCCGTATTCATGGTTCCATGCGTCCCAATCGATCCCAAAAGGATTGTTTCGGATAATAACCGTTCGGCCAAGCGAAATACCGCCGCCGGGCATTTTACTGACGATGAAATACGGGACACCCCGGTAACGATGTTCGCTTATAATGCGCCGCCGATACCAAAAGCGCAAGGCAAGCCCAACAAGGTTTTGCGGGGCTTGCCATATCCACAATAATATTGGAAGAATTGTTTTCATCTTTTTGCCGTACAAATTGCCATCGGAAATTCCGCCCGGACGTCGAAACACGGGCATTGCTTAACCCATTCGTTTTGATCAATAACACCATTGCCGTTTTTGTCCGGCGACGCGTCCCGATGCCCGATAACCTCAACAATCGGATATTCGTTGATTAGTCGGTAAACCAAATCGGCTAATGCCTGTTTCTGTTCCGGTGTCCGTGTGTCGGCTGGGTTGCCATTTTTGTCAAGGCCACCAACGTAACAAATGCCGATTGAATGTTTATTGTAAGGTTTCCCGGACAATCCCGCCGTGTTACAATGCGCCCCGTCCCGGGACAAAGGGCGGCCAACCTCAACCGTGCCGTCAAGATCAACGACAAAGTTGTAACCAATCATGGCAAAACCGCGTTCTTTGTGCCATTTGTCAATGTCGGCCGCCCGGACGTCTTGGCCCGCCCGGGTTGCCGAACAATGTATAATAATTGCATCAATTGTTTTCATGCTTGATTTCATTTTTTGCATCATCGAAATCGATGCCGGTCTGATCCTCAACCTTTAGTTTCATGAATTGACGCAACCATCGGAAAATCGGATGATCAGATATGACCGCCGCATTTTCAAGAAATGACCAAAATTCGACGCCGCAACAAAAGGCCGTGAAATAGTTGGCGAACCGCAACCGTGTATCTTCCGCAATAATCGCATCCAGCATTTCCGCCAATACAACGCCGATAAGGATGAACACGAATTTATAAATCGTTCGCCATGCCTTGACGCTTTCAAAGGCGAATTTTTCGTGGTTGCGGTGCGCAATCACACCGGATTTAATGCACCCGGTCACAAAGTCCACCGCTTCAAATACTGTTACCGCCACGAATAGCGGTAACAGATTTTGAACGAAAATGGCGAAAAAGCCAGCAACTAAACCGGCGAAAATTTTTGCCGGATATAAATTAAAATTGATCATCGCACAATCGTTTGAGGATAACCGGACATTTGACCAATATTCGCACCTTTATAGACCCATTTCCGATTACATCCTTGCCCATAACGCAACGCCTCAATCGTAAGTGCCGTTGTGTCTATGACAAAGAAATCGAAAGACGTGTCCGTAACGCTATTTAACGTCGGCGTGTTTGGTATATTTTCCGTCGTATAATTTCTCGTATGCGGGCAAGCCGCCGTTGTTTCAATGTATAAAATTCCCGCACCGGAAATCCCGTATGCGTCGCAATGCGCATGGCCATTTATACAAGCGATTATTTGACTTGCGTATTGATTCAAAATTTCATGACAATCCGATGGATTTTGAAAAGCGTCGCGCGTTACTGACGGGTCGGAAATGCTTTGCGCCATTACGACCCCATTGAATTCATTTGTTAACGGATTATGTGAAAAAATTAGCGCGCTATATCCTTCCGGCATTGTCGATAATGCCATTGTTAAAAAGGTTCGATAATCTTCCAACCTTACATTCGTTGAATAAGTGTCAACTAAAATTACACGAATATTGTGCGCCGTGTCGTCAAAATATGCATCGCAATTGTCCGTTCCATTGCCGTGAAAATAAAGATGTCGTTCGTTACGCTTTGCATTTACATTGTGCATCCCTTGTGCCGTGATTCCGTTATTATTCTGATATGCTTCATGATTCCCCGGGATCGACAAAACAACCGAATTAACATCAAATGTCGGCTTCAAAAAATAACAAATTGTTTCCATAATTCCCGCGACATCTTGCGACATTGTACCGCCATATCCGGGAACGTCACCACCGAAAACCAAGCCATCAATGGGTAATTTATTGGCGATATTTAGCAATGCTTGGACACCTTGCATAACCCATTTTGGATTATATGGCGAATCGTCGGATATAGAATCCACGTTTATATGCTGGTCAGTATTAAATGAATATATTGCCACATTCCCCAATGACCGATTAATCAGCAAATCGAACAACCTTTTTTGTTCCGCCTTCGCATATTCGGGCAAAACCATTCCGCCATCGCTAATATTTTCCGCAAGTTGCGCCATTTCCAAACGTAAATCGGCAAGTGTGCCCATTACAGATGGATAACCAAGCGTTAAAGATTGAAGTCGATAATATTGTGCAATAACGTATGTATCTTCGGGCGCAATCCATTCACGCGTTACATATACAGAACTACCACCGCCACCGGATGTTGCAACAATTTTTGTAAATTCCCGCACATCGGAAACGGACGTAATCGGTTCGGACGAATTTACCGCTATCAAAAGGAAACCCGTCGTACCCGAATCCGATGCAACTATACTAATTTTTTGCCCTGCTTTAACCAAAATTGGGTCGCTCATTCGCCAATTCGAATTTGATTCAATTTCTAAATTCGAATTTATCCAAACTCCCCGAAGTGTAAAATTTGCATCTCCGACTATCCCTTCATAATCCGGATTTTCAATTATATCGACTTTATCGTAAAGCGTTTGCGGCGATACCTGTACGGAAAAATATGCAAGTTGCGCATTCAAACAGTTACATCGATACCAGCCGTTTTCCTCAAACGTGAATTCTTGCGTCACAGTTGTTGAACCGCCGGAACCGCTAATAACTGTTAATCTTTTCGTTTTATTATCATTCACCGCAACGAAAATCGGATACCCGCTATATTCTCGACTCGAAATTTTTACCGTCGTCCCTTTTACGGCTCTAACGTATTCTTGCGTGCAACGGTGCGTCGTGTTTGCAACATAATTATTATTAGCGTTGACATATCCTTGCGCCGTTAAATCCTGTGACGTCGGAACGAATCTCTTATAAACTTGCGCCGCTATTTCCGAAACCAGTTGCTTCGTTTCCGGATAATCGGGGTTATACGTTTTGCTTAAAATCTCGATTATATCAAACGGCGCGTTAGTCTGCTGGACAACATTCGTTGTATTTGTTTTTAATTGCGAAACCATCAAATACGTTGCACCTTCCGGCACCAAAATTGGGCCTTCGAATGCTTCGGTAACAGGCACGCCGATAACATGATCAGCGTTCGCCGTATAAATATCTGCAACGTCTTGAAATTGAAATACACCCGGGGATTCCGCCGCAACATTAAGATAAACCATTGTACCAGCAACCACAGGATATTTCCGAATCCAAAAAGTATTATCGGCAATCATTGTCCCCGTTCCTGTCAATTTATAATTGTTCTGCGTTGCTGAATAAGTAAGATTTATTCGCCCCCCAAGAACGGTATCTTTTGTCCAAGTTGTATCGTATTTGAAAATAGCAAGTTCGCCGGGGACTAAAGTAAACGATCCGAAATTAGAATACGCGCCTTCCGTCCCAGCAAAATAAAAAACTTTTTGATCCGGCGTTCCCGGGGTTGTACTTGGCGTCGCTACCCCAATAAATTGATAGCCGTCGCCCAATGAATCAACTATTGAAATCAACAAAGATTGCAATAATGCACCCGTAATTTCATTGTTTCCGTTCGTTGTTATAACTTGGCGAATTGCCGCTTTTAAGGTTTCGTAAGATGCCATATTTATTGGTTGTTATAATCGTTGTTAAAATCGTCGTTAAAATCGCCGCGCAATGCCTTAATATAGCCGACGCCCAATTTCTTCGCAACTGTTGCCGTGTCGAATTCGGCTTCCACAACGGCCACATCGCCATTATCTTCCCAAGTCGGCGTCATTAAAAATGTATCAAGACTGTACGTTTGTCCGTGATAAGTTATTTGCGCAAAGTCAGCCATCCGCACGAAACGCAATACATCTAACAGGTATTCGGGCGCAAAGAAATTGAATCGATAACGCTTTTCGGAAATTTGCTTGGTCGGGAAAAAATAGCCGTCCCGGCTTTCGCCTTCTTCTTCAAAAATATATTCCGGCTTTGCTATATCTGACGGCAAATATAACACGTTCTTGAATTGCGTATTATTCGAATATTTATAAACTATTGCCCCGGCGTCCATCATGAAATTTTCAACATCCCACCACTCTAATTTCAAGTATGGTTCAATGTCATTTACGACGGTGAAAATTTCAGAATACCACCAACCTCCGACAATATTTAACGACGCATAATATTGACCATTTTCAAGCGCGGTAAATATCGGCGTTTGACCGCCAAAAATAACCGCATCCAAACCGTATTGCGATAAATATTGGATTGTTAACCCCCCATCGATTATATTTTGGGTAAACGTCCCAACTATCGTCCCGTCCGCTTTGTGTAATCGAAAATTATAAACAGAAACATTCGAATTGTGCGTCCTTAAAAATTGGAATGGCGGCATATAACCCGCTTGAACATATAACGGATAAACCCGGTTATAAACCCACCATTTCCGGGCGTTCTGTTCGTTTACGGAACGATACCACGGTAATACGGAAAAATTATTATTCGGTATCATAAAGCAATTCAGTTTCGGCGTTTCTACTTGACAAATTTATGGACAATTTCGCAATTCTACCATTTCCAAAATTTGTTTTTACAAGTTGTTGCAAATTCGGATCATTAAGGGCCGGGAAATCTATTGATTGGCGTTTCAGTTTTTTCGTACCTATCGCAACAAACGATTCGTCATTAATCTTGTAATTCGGGGCCGGCATATCATAGCGGTAATATTTTTGCAAGAAAGCAAACGCCAAATATCCATTTTGCAAAATATGTGTTTGATCATTGTTCAAGTCAAGATACGGAACCTTCCATATTTCTTCCGTCCCGCCCTCAACTAAATACAGGATAGACGTAACGACGAAACTGTATTGCTCACTTGAATACACTTCGAAATATTCTGCGTTCGGCTCTATGTAAAATTCGAATGTGCCCGTTGGCGAATCAGCGAATAATGACGTTTTTACCGAAATCGCACTTCCGTTTTCGTCGGCCGTATAGCCATAAACACCAACGCTGCTCCCAATTTGTGTTGCGGTCATTGTCAGTCGGACCGTCTTTCCCCGCAAATTTTGGGGAATCGTCCATTCGAATGTGCCCGTTATCTGATTACCGGAAAATTCTTCATCGCCTAATCCATCTTCCCATGTCTGCACGGGCGTTTCTGTTTGCTCAATAGTCATAATCGCAAAACCATCCTTGGAAATGGCATTAGGATTCAACAAGATATAATCTATATCGGACGTAAATTGATTGACGGAAATTTGTTCAATTTTGTCTTGCTGAACATATCCGGAAATTATATCTATCGGATAGCCGTCGAACAATTGGGTAACATCATCCATCCAACCGAATTGATAACGGGCGGCCATTTCGGGTTTGTCGAATTTATATTGGTTGCGACCAAACGCCCATTCCTTGCCGTTTCTTGCGACCGTTTGCGCGACAAGATCAATTCCAACGCTTGGCGTTCCACTATATGACCCGCCATTCATAAAGTACATTATATGTTCAATTCTTAACGCATTCGTTACCGTGTCGATCCACCAATAACATCGGAAACAATCGCGCAACATATTCAGAACTTGCCGCAATGTAATTGGCGCGCGTTGTGCCGGCTGGTCATAATTGACACTTATAACATTCGATTTTGGCGTAATTACCAAATTTTGCGATCTACCCGTTACAAAATTCGTCCCGTAAAGAAATTGCGAATAATTGGTATTGCCCGAATGGGTGACACCCGGGGCAATTTGTCCCAGCAAAACCGAAATAACCGAATAAATCGGGTATGTATCACGTATCGTTACGGATGCCCGGGCGGATTCCTCAATAAGCCAATCAGCGGGCGAAAACGCAAACCAAATTGATACACGGCCCCATGCACTACGTGCCACCGGGAAAAATTCGCCGACATAATACCCGCCGGCCGGTTCTTGGTAATATTGTCCCGGCTGGAAAATGCCCCATTGCGTCGGGGTGCTTGTCAGCCTTGACGAAAAAAAGATGGTATCTTGTACGTTATACGGCGATACCCTGTGATAGTTGCGATTGTTTTCCGCTAAATCATTGTCCGGAATAGGAAATGTCGTTACTGTATTGATCGTTTCGACATCGCAAATATAACGTGCATAAACGGGAACATCATGGATGTATAATTGTACGTTGCCACTTGCCCCGCTACCCGAAACCGCCGTTAAAGTAATTGTCTTATCGCCAACTGTTGGTTGTCCTGTTTGCTGATATTGCCACATAACAACAGACCCGGATACCCGGACAATTTGCCATGTTTGCGTTGCCACCCCGCCCGTTGTGTCATAAGTATAAACAAGTCGATGCGTTCCGTTTGTAAACGAATAACTATTCCCTTCGACACTTGGTGCGGCTCCCATATAGACATCGGGGATGGTTGGCGAACCTTGACTTTCAACCCGCGCGATCCTTTGTGTCCGAATGTTTGCGAAATGGTACGTATCGATTAACGCTTGATTGCTCGTTACCGCTTCGCATTCCGTTTCCCAATACATTCCAGCCAAAAAACACCCGATAACGGTTTGGCCGGGGACGTAAACTTGAATCATCGGCCGTTTATCGCATTTTACCGTTGTTATTTCCGGGGCCAAAGCAATCAAGTCAAATTCTTTATCTATTCCATCCAAAACCGCTTTATAAACATCGTCCACGGTCGGCGAAACCGTAACCGTCCGCGAATCTTCATCAAAGGTGCAATCGGTCTTATAAAAATAACCCTTCCAATAAGACACCCACCGGGAACCGGCATTATATGAAATTTGAATTTCGACACCGAATTTCGTGTCGAAAGCCTTGTCAAGAATGAACGTATAATCATCGCGTTGAAACGTCAATTCCCCGGATAACTTGGCCCGGAAAAATTCTTCGTTGCTTTCCTTTTCAAAGTCTTTGGAAAGATCATCGCCATAAATAGGATAAGCGCGTTGCGTTGTGCCGTTCGCGCTTATATTGAATTTGTAGATCGGGTTCATGACTTGATTTTACGAGTTAGATTCTTATACCGGATAATAATGTTTCCTTTCTGATCAACCATTTGGGATTGGTCGCCCTGTTTGCGTATGGCGGCAACATCGCGTTCAAGGCCCGAAACGTCCGTTGTGCTTCCGTTCATGATGGAAACGGCATAACCGGCCATTGCCGCGTTGGCGCGCTGGTAGCGATCCGCAAATGTACCATCATTGAACGAATTGATAACGTCCGGGATAACATCACGATACCGGCGTGAATTCTTTTTGTTAATAATGGCGAAATATTCGCCACCTTCCGCACGTCGGCGCGTTCCATCCTTCTTGGTTCCAAGGTCAATATCGTTGCCGCTTGCATGGCTTCCGCCTTCCAGCAATTCGACCGTACCATGACCATATTGTTCGGTTTTGGAAACTTGATAAGCCTTGATTTTTGCGGCCGCAAACGATCCCCACATTGTAGCAATCGCCGCAACCGCCGCGGCCATACCCAGCAATCCGCCACCCGAAAACGCCTTCCAAATGTTTGCGGTTGCCGTGATAAGGCTTGACGCTTGCGTTGCCGAATCCAACAACATTTGGGCGCGTTGGGCGCGTTGCTGATCCTGTAACGCCTTTTGGCGATTCGCTTGTGCCAACGCCAATTCCTTTTGGGCCGTTTCGACCTCATTGGCATACCCGGCGTTACGGGCTTCGATTTCGGCGTCCAAAACTTTTTGGGCGGCGTCAACTTGCTTATCAGCGGCCGCAACGGCGGCATCAGCGGCGGCGGCCCATGAATCGGCAACTTCTGACAATGCATCCTTTACTGAATCCAATGCCGTATTCAATGCGCTTTGCTGATCGGAATTCACGTCCAGCCCCAACAATTCATAAATGTTGCCATAACCAAGACTTTGCGTTTCTTTCTCGATTCCGGCAATGGTCGCTTTTACGGCCGCGATTTCATCGGCGGTCATTTTATTGCTCGCCGTTTCATTCAATTTCAAAATGGCTTCCAAACGGGCTTTTTCCTGTTGCAAACGGAACAACGTTTTTTGGCGTTCGTTCTTGTTTTGCAAGGCAAATTCGGCCCGGGCCAAATCTTGTGCGGCCGCCAAATCACGTTGCGCCAATTTATTGTTGAAATCGGCTGATTCCTTCAAACGCAAGGCATCATATTTGGCGTTGATTTTCGTTTCGTCTTGCCTTACTTTTTCATCCTTTAGCCTGTTTTGCTGAATTTCAATTTCGCGTTGTTTTTCGATGTTTTGCAAGCGCAATTCCAACATTCTTTCCGTGCCATCTTCAGTTATGGAAATTTCCAATTGGATTGCTTGTTGTTCCGCTTGCAACCGCTGGACGTTCAATTTGGCCACTTCATCGTTGAAAGCCTTTTGAACATTTAGTCTTTCACGGTCATATTTGGCGTTGATCTTCGCTTCATCTTGCCGTTCGGATGCAACCTTTTGGCGGTTCTGTTCAAGTTCCAATTGGCGTTCCGCTTCGACCTTATCCAAACGCAATTGCAACATCCGTTCGGTTCCGGCTTCGCTTGCCGCGATTTCCAAATTGATAGACTCAACAACGGCCCGGCGATCCGCAATCCGTTGTTTCTTTTCCGCCGCGATACGTTTTTTCGCTTCCTTGGATAATTCTTCGGCCTTTTTCTTGGCTTCATCAGCCGCCGCCGCCGCTTGCCTTGCTTCTTCATCACGGTCGGATGAAATTTGCGACAAAACAATGTTCGCGGCTTGCCGGATCGCCTTCAAATTATCTTCCGTTATCTTTACGGCCGTTTGTCTATTCCCTAACCCCAACCATTTATTAATCGGGGAATCAACCGTGGCGGCCTTGGATGCCTTGTCGGCCGATGATTCGAATTGACCGACCATCGCATTAATGTATGTTTCGGCCGCATCCGCGCCCGCCGATTGGTAGTATTTGGCAAAATCATCAACCCATTTTTGGGCGGCATCGGACACATAAGTTTGACGTGGGAATAACAATTCTTGAATTATCCCGATCAATTCGGTTAACCGGTCAATGGTGACTTTAATAGTTCCATTCGATTCGGAAAACGCAAGCGTCAAACCTTCCCATGCTGATTTCAGCAATTTTGTTGAACCTTCGACCGTGTTCAAACGTTCTTCCGAAATGCGTTCCAATTCACCGGAAACATCATTCAACGACGCGCGCAATTCTTGTGCTGATTCAGCACCGGAAAGGAACGCGGAAAATGCCGCAACGCTTCGTTTATCGGTCAAGTCAAGGGCTTCCGCAAGGTCGATACCGGATTTGCGTAAATTGATCATTGCGGCCATGATTTCGTCAAAGGACTTGACGGAACCGCCCAATCGTTTAGCCAATTTGCCATTGGCATCGGCCAAATTCAAAATGATATTCCGCGTTGCCGTTGCCGCGCTTGACGCGTCAAAACCGGCATTTGCCAACGCGCCCAACAATGCAGTCGTATCTTTAACCGATAGCCCAAACGCATTTGCGACCGGGAACACCGTTCCAATTGATTCTTGAATACGCGAAAACGACAATGCGGAATTGTTCGTCGCAACCGCCAATGTCGCCAATACTTCATCCGTGTCGCGGCTGGTTAAATTGAATGCGCGCAATGTCGATCCGGCGACACTTGCCGCATCGGCAAGATTTGCCCCAACGGCCGTTGCAAACTGCAATACGGGCTTTTGCATTTGCATTATTGACCCTTGGCCAAAACCAAGTTTCGCCAATTCCGTTTGCAATTGGGTCACTTGGCTTGCCGTGTATTCAGTCGTTCGACCCAGCATCAAGGCCGAATCGGTCAAACCCTTCATCCCTTCGCGCGTCGTTCCCAAGATAGTCGCCAAGTTGGCATTTGCCTGTTCGAATTCGCGCAACGTCTTTGCCGATCCTGTCAGATAGCGAACGAACAACATGATCATTCCGACAGTTCCGGACAAAACGGTTGTGAATCCGCGTAATGCCTTTGCGCCCAATGGCAAATCGGAACCGGCAATCGCGCCAAGTTGGCCGCGCATGGTCGAAAAGCCCGAAACAACTTGACCAATCGGGCCGGGCAATGCGCGCAACGCGTTTTCGTAGTGGCCAACCTCTAACGTATATTTCCCGGTTGCCTTTTGCAATCGGGACATTTCTTCGTAAATCTTGCGGGTTTCCGTTTCAAGTTGCCGGCCGGCTTCCGTGGATCGCCTTTGTTCGGCCGTCATTTCATTCAAACGAATTTTGTTCAAACGGTATTGCGCCGACAATCGGTTGTATGATCCTTCGGCCGAATTGTTCAACTGAACCAACAATTTGTCAATGCGTTGTTCTTCCTTAACCGCGTCAATGACTTGTTGGCGGCGGCGATACGTTTCACGTTCGGCAATGTTGGTTTTTTCGTATGCCTTGGCCAGCCTATCGGATTCGGTCGTCAACAACGTAATTTGTTGCCGTTGTTCATCCGTTGCGCCCGAAAGATTCTGAATGCTTCGGGCCGCTTCGACGGCCGCGCCTTGAATCTTTGTTTTGGCCGAATCATACTTTTGTATCAGTTCGTCAAGTTGCGCAATTAACTTGGTTACGGAATCATCCGGCGTGATTAAGTCACGATAATAAATTGGGTTCGGGTTATCCATGTTGTTATTTTCTTAAAAAATCGCGTATAACGGCATTTTATTTCCAATCCGGTAAATTATACGTCCGTGGTCGTTATCGTCGCTTATCGGCCCGTTTTTGGGCCTTTTCGCGTTCCTTGGCCCTTTCTTGAACAAAGTCGAATGCGTTATAGAATTCCATGACGGTATAATCTTTCGGTCGAACGTGTAATTGTTCGGATAAAATTAAACAAAGATTTTCGAATTGTCGGTCGAATTGAATTTCCACGCCATCCGATCCGGAAAAGGATTGCGGGTTGGAATAAGTGATCAATTCGGTTGTCAACTTATCAACGGCGGTTGTTGCGTCCGGATGATCATTCCCGGCGATAATCCCGTTAAGTATTTCCAACGTGCGTTTCCGCAAAATGTCATAGTATTCTTTGACGGTCGAATCATTGAAAATGCGCGGGAAATACAACAACAGTTCATTATCTATTTTTTTTTTGACCGCATCCAACGGTGCGGTCAAATCCTTTACCGGAACATCATTCAACAATTCCGTCAATTTTGTTATGGCATCATCTGAAATGTCGTTGCATTCCTTGCCATCTATTTTCGTGACTAAAACGGCGAATGCCCGATGTTTCGGATTGATGCCGTTCTGAATCAGAAAAACACCTTGGCGCAAATTTTCTAATTCTTGTTGTGCCTTGTCGTTTTTTCCAGCCATGAGAAACCGACGCGTCCTTTCGATGCGCTGATCGAATGCCGCTATATCCGAACCGATGCCAGCATCAACCAACAACAACTTTTGGTATTTATGGAAACGAACGATTGGCAATTCATCAATTGCATCGTACATTTCAACCGTATGTTGCCCAACCTTGACCGTTACCATAATTCGCGCGCTATAACTGTTGAACAGAAGGGAACAAACAACATTGTATATTGGCCGCCGATAGCCCAACCGATCAACGACACAATTACCGACATCCAAAAGGACACGCAGAATTTGCAATTCAGCAACTTGCCAATTAATTCGGTTGGCGCGTGAACTTGTGCCCACTCAAGCCAACCCCATTTAACGGCCAATGACATGACAAATGAAACGACCGTGGCAACGATAATAACGTTAGCGATAAAAATTAATGCCATAATTTATTCAATTACAATATCCAACAATGCGGTAACATCTTCGGGATTTTGGAAGATTGTTCCGCCCCTTTCTGCTACAAAAGACAAATCGATTGTTTGGGCAATAGTGTATATTTCCGGCGTCGATAATGGGTAATTCGTCCGTCTTCCATCCGTCAATAATGCCAAATTGTTTTCATCGCCACTTTGATAATCACGGACGCCCACTTTTCTAACGGCAATGCCCGTATTATAAATTTCATCCCTCACGTCATTCCCGGCGGCCCTTAATCCTTCCGGGAACAAAGACACAAGTTCGCCGCTTTCGCCATACCCGGAAAGGGATGTGACATCTAACACAAGCGATTTTGTATAATATTCGGGATTGCCGGCCAATTCTCCATCATACAATGCAACGATAAAAGTTTCATTATATGTTCCCATTCTAAACCGACAAGATACATACGCACTAACCGCATTTTCGGGAATTTCAAACGGTTCGCCCCGCTGAATCCCTATTATATTTGTAAATTCAACACCATCGATGGACGTAAATACTTGATATTGGTTCGTTTGTCCCTCATAATCATCCGTATAATAAACGACATAAGTATTGCCGGGAATAACACGGAACGCATTTGTTATTAAACGATAACCGTCTGAATCTTGCACAATACTAACGCCATCGGGGTAATCCGGATTTATTTGGTTGTAGCCAAAGACGTCCCAACCCGTTATTAAGGAATTGACAAGCGAGCCATTTTTGACGGCTGAATTGCCCCGAACGCGGAATAATTGGCCATTCCCAATTTCACCCAAAGCAAAACGCGCCGATTCAAACGTCAAGGCATCCGACGGAACGACAGGAACCACCGGGGTTGGCGGAATCGGCCCCGGCTCAATTTCCGAATAACACAATTCGTCATAGATCAGATTCCCCGAAATTCGGAATCCGGCGAATGGATGCATTAAGAATTGATTATCAATTTCGGAAAGCGAATAACCGCGATAGATGTTTTCGACGCGATCGTAAATTTGCGACACGGTGATTCGACCTTGTTGCAAACGCCAACCCATCCGGCCATTCAGAAAGTGTAAAACTTGCGCTTTCAGATACTCAATATTACGGTTTGATGCTTCGTTGTAAACCCGGCGCAAGTCAAACCAAAAGATCAAGGAATATGGCACGGTAACGGTACGTGCCCACGGCCCCGAATCAATCGTTTGCGGGTCGTCAACTTCGAAGAACGAAAAATTACCAATCTTGGAATCCGGGGAAACTTCGATATAATCATTTTCGCCGTGGTTGTTCCAGCCACCACAAAAGACATTCGGCGTAATAATTCGTTTGCCGTTCATCATCTTGGTAAGGCGTTGCGACCTTCCAAATGCGGCATCCAGCCATGACAGATTATCGACCAATCCTTGTTGAATTTCGCCAATAACACGATCCAACATCACGGCGTTAGTAATTACGGGTGCGTTAATTGCTGACATATATTCGTTGTTTTATTTCGGCCATCAATTCATTATATGCATTATGTTCGACAAATATAACCATCCAATTTGCCATCATCAAACCGAATGTATTAATTCCATATTTTGCAACAATTCCGGCGGCATAAGGCGTCGTCGGAACAATGCCAACAGTATCGGCGTCAAATTGTACGCCCAATTCATCATGAAAACGGCCATTTATGTAAAGGTTTGGCGCATCCGGGTTGCGATTGGCTCGATATGGATAGTTGATGCCGCTTTCCTTCCAAGCCGCGTATCGACCCGCCGATTCGACGGAATGAAAATACCCGCTCGGCTTCAAATCTTCTGAATAAAATGGTCGTATATCTTCGCCGTTGGACGCCTTGCCTTCGAACAATTGTTGGCGTTGTAAATCCAAGATTTCGTCGGGATGCTGGATAACTACATTGCGGACTAATTCGCCGGTCTGCAAACCGTCATTAACCCGCTGAACGCGCATTCGCAAATCATTTAATATTCCCATTCCCTTGTTTTGGCCGTTTTTCGGCGATTCCCGGGCATTTCTCCGAAAAGACGAATAATTTATCATCTTACGGAAAAACGCCCGTTATACGCCGTTTTTCTCAAAAATAACACTTATTGTTACATCGCGCGATATTTCACGCCGTGGTTGTTGCATTGTAGGCAAATTCGATCTAATCCGCGCGTATCAAACGACAAAGCCCGATACGCTTGTTTCAGTTCATAGCCCAAACCGGACGCGCGGCCCGTGGGCGCGCCATCAAGTTCATACAACAATTCATCGCGGGTGACATTGACTTGATTACGATTGACGCGAACATCCGGGTTCATAGCCAAGGTACGCAACACGGTTGCGGCAACTTGTTTTTGAATGACCGTGGCGAATATCTGACGTTGCGAAATGATGAAATCGGTTAGGTCGCAACCCACCGAAATTTCGACGTTCATTCCGTAATTCATCGTATTTGTGTAACCCACTTCGCCAATATCGAACATTTCCGGATAATCGGCAAAATCCAACGGGGCATGGATGCCGAACGGCGATACTTGCAAATACTTGGTAATTTGTCGCCATGATTCGATCGAGCCGCCAAGACACGTTTGGCAAGGCTCAACCGACCAATCCTTTGACACGTTCAACGCGCGCATCCCGGCGGGCAATTCGTTTTGGTTGTAACAAAGGAACCACGCACCACCGGCATCGTTACCGTTACCATCTGATCCGGGGATATACGGCAAATATATTGGTTCGGACGGTGTAAACCATTGAAATCCGCCATTCGTATTCGTGAATGACAGATCAATTGTTTTCATTGGGGCAACTTGCGACGAATGGAACAGATACAAACGCACCGTTCCTGTTGCGCCGACCATCTGCAAACCGATTCTTTCAATTTTCGTCGTCACACCCATTGAACGCACGGGGACAATTTCGAAACCGACAATCTTGCCGCGCGGTTCTATTGTGGCGGCCAACCGGGCGGCCCCGTCAAAGAATGTGCGACGTTCCAGCAAATTGCGCGTTTCTTGGCTCAATTGCTTTTCTTGGATGAATTGTTGAATGGTTGTGTTGATCCCGTCAATGGTCAGATTGCGAACGAAATCCGAAACCATGTTATATTCAGTCCAAGGGCCACCGGCAACGTCGGGCGCGCCATCGGACAATGTAACCGAATTCGTCGCAATGTATATTTTCGTTCCATAGCGGACTTTGGCCCCGGCCGCATATACGCCGGCCGCCCATTCCGGGTATCTAAACAAATAATCATCCGGCATAATTGCCCGGATGTTCGCCAACGTGCAAAGCGGGTGCGCGCCTTGGAAGGTCAATCCACTTTCGGATTGGGTCAAGGCTTCGTCTATCTGATTTTGCGGGTTGTAATCCTGTTGCCAACCGACAACCGGCAACAACGCGGTTTGAATGTCTTGCAATCGTACCATGTTTTTTCAATTTTCTTTACACGTGTTTGCGACGTGTCAAATTCTTTTACAAATAGAAAACGGGGACGGGGTTGTTGCGACCCGTCCCCGCGAAATAATGGTTTCGAATGTGCCCGAAATTAAGGCGTGACCTCTTGTGTGTTAACCGGATTGGTCGTACTGTTCACGACCTCAACAGGCGTTGCGAACGGATTGGCGTTGCCCGGGCTTGCCAATTCGACCTTGATAACGGGGTTGGCCACCGTTGTAGGATCGGAATTGTAGGCGACAAGGAATGCGACATCGACGCTAAAGCCGAAATATTCCTTGACGTTGCAAACCATATCGGCGGATGCGGCACCGGCGATTGTGGACTGATCGCCAACGGCGGTGTAATAGTGCGAACCAACAGGAAGGTCGATGAAAGGAAGGCGAACGACGTCCCATTCATGGAAATTCGCGCGGGTGCGGGCAAGGGCTTCGCGGTCAACGCGGGTCAGAACGCCCACATTGCCATCGGCCACGATGTAACCGGTTGCAAAGACGCCGGATGCGTTCACAATGTTGTTGGTATAGTGGAACACCTTGTTGTCGTATTCCAAACGCTTGTTGACGTCATTATAAATGTCGTGTTCGGCCATCTTGCGCACAAGAGAATCGAACCCGGCCCCGCCAATGACGTGCAACATTTCGGGATATGCATTTGCACGCATTATCGCGTTCATATCCGACAAAAATTCCATACGGGCATTCCAAGGAATTTGCACGGAGTTGGACGTGACGGTGTAATACAACGAATCTTTGAACACTTGAGTTTTGTTCGCTTCAAGGGCGGCAATTGCTTGAACGTCCATTGCGGTTGCAAGGGCGCGGCAAACCTTTTCCATCTTGCGGGCAAAGTCATGTTCGTAGGAAATTTCGTTGTTCCTGTAAAGTTGGGGAACCATCGTAAAACCGACGGAAAGCGTTACCCAATTGACGGTGTACAACGCGGACGTGTTTTCGTCGTCGGCAATGACGCACGAACGGACGTTGGAAACGGTAACTTCGCCATCATAGTTAATGACGGGGATTTGAACGGTGTTTCCGATACTCTCAAATGCGCGATCACGCAAATTGGGGTTGATGATTGAATTGGCGGCGTTGGTCTGCTCAATGAAGAAATCCAATGCGCCATATTCCAGCGGGCGGGCCATGTTCCGGTCGAACTCGGGATTTTCGACACGCCAATTTTGCAAACGGGTTGCGAGTAATGACATAATGAAAAAATTTTGATTGTTAATATTTCCCGGATTGACCCTTTACCCGGTGTTGTTTTCTTAAAAACGCCCGCAAAGTATGCATCTTGCGATTCGCCTTGCGGGCTTATTTCTTTAGCGGATTGGCAACGCTTTAATCGCGTCTTTGTTGGCTTTCCATGCTTCCGCCATTGCGTCGGAAAACTCTTTTGAACCATTGATCTTGCCTTGCGACATCAATTGTTTTGCAATGATTTCGTGGGCTTCATCTTGGGTTCGGGCGCCGGAAATGTCAACGGTTCCGGAACCGCTACCACCACCAGCGTTTCCACCTTGCGTTCCCGCGCCGGTCTGCTTGCGGCCGTCGTCAATAACGCCCATTGTTTTAAGTTCACGGGCCACCAATTCGGCGGCGGTGTATGGACGCAAATTGTTGTCGGGGTTGCGCATTGTGGTTTTATTTTCGTCATTAAACGCCAGCACCTTGCCACCGTTGCCATCGTCAATAAATTCCGGGTTCATGCCCTTAACCTTGGCAATGGCTTGATTCAGCAAAACGGACGTTACGGATGCGGGCAAATCGGCCTTGAACTTGATCCCGGCGGTTGCCTTTGCAAATTCATTGTCCAATTTCATCCCGAAAAGGGCCTTTTGATGTTCGGATTCCGCATTGTCGAACTTGGTTTTCAACGTGGCATATTCGGATGTCACATTGGCCAAATCGGCATTTGCCTTTTCCAATTGACGCTTTGTTTCTGCATCCGCGCCACCTTTGGCGATAACACCTTCCAAGCGGGTTTTCTCTTTTTCCAACTCGGAAACTTTGGTTTGCAATTCGGCGGCGTTACCCGCTTGACCCTTGATTTCGCCGATAACCCTTTTGGCGTAATCATAGGTTTTTTCGGTTCCATTCTTGGCGATCCCGGATGCGGCCAAAATGTCAGCATCCAAGCCACCATAAATTTCCCCGGTCTTTTGACCAATAACGGCGGTTTCGTCATTCTTGGACATTTCGACAATCGCGGATTTCTGTTCATCCGTCATGCCGGACAATGCGGCATTGGCGTTCAATAATTCAATTGTTAGTGCCATAATTCTTTCCCTTTGAATTTTTGGTTGTTGTTCTCTTAAATTCGTTCGCCAAAATGATTATTCATTCTTGGCGGGACGTCCCGGTTTCTTTTCATTCTTGGCCTGTTCGGCATCGCGTTTCGCAAGTTCTGCGGCAACGGCGGCGGCAACGGCCTTGTTGAATTTTTCTTCATCGGCCTTGGCCTTGGCGGCGGCGGCTTCCTTGGTTGCCTGTTCGCGCTTGGCGGCCTGTTCTTTCAACCACACGTTCGGATCGTGCAAAATCGTAATGGTGTAACCCTGTTTCCGCAAGGAATCCGCAACGTGGGCTTCAAAAATCTTTTTGCCGAATTTTTGCACCCGGGGCCGGGAAATACGCTTGCCGGTTTTCGGGTCGAATTGTACGACCTCAATAACGGCGTGGTAATCCTTTTCTTCGCCCTTTGGAACAATGTAATTTTCGGCGGTCAACTTTTCAATCGGGGTATCGCGCCCGTCCTTTGTAATCATACGTAATTTATGGTTTATTAGTTAAACTTGGGCCGGAACCGGGATTTGTTCATCAGCATATCGCCGGAATTCGGCCATAATTGTTTCAATCTTCCGTTGGTACGGTATCGCGTTTCCAAATTCCAAAATATTTGTGTTTTCGCGTTCGAACCGACGCACAAAATTAGGAAAGTTTAATTTGATGCGCAAATCCTGTTCAGACACAAGATTTTTGGAAAATAAATCGGACACTTCGACGCGGGACAAATGGCGGAATGGTTCAAGTTCGGCCAAAATCAACATTCGCCGCAATTGCGTTGGGTCGTTACGATATTCGGTTTGCAAGATTTGGTTTTGCATCATATCCAATTCGGATTCCGACGCGCCCGCATCCTTTGCGGCCCTGTATCGCTTGCGCAATTCATCCGGCGAATAAAGATAAAATTCTGTTCCGTAATTGATCCGGGCGGAAAGGAAATAACGCCCATAACGCAAACGGCAAACCGTTTCGTCAACCCATTGTTGGGCGGCTTCAAATCCTTTCTTTATGCGGTTCAATACGGTCGTAACACTTTCGAAATTGGCTTGTACTTGTTGTTCGTTAAATGCGTCCCGATCTGTTACGATTTCATCTTGGCCAACAACGGCCGTAATGATTTCTTCGCGCAACCTCTTTTGTTCCTCAACGTTGTAGTCAAGCGCACCGCGATCAACTGTCAACATCTGAACAGGGTTGCGCAAATCCGGTTGGTTTTCATCGGCGTTTGGAACGGGAATTTCAACGAATGATCCCGCCCCGATTATCCTTTTGTTGCCGCACTTGGGGCAACGCATAAGCAAACCGGCCATGTCCAAACGGTAATGGCCTTGTTTGTCCCTCAAAAAACCGCCGTCGCAATAATCGCCGTTTTCGGCGTTCGAAAAATCGCAACTTTGTTCGTACCCGGAAAGAATAGGATAAGCCCCCATCAAATCCAATTGACGCTTGGATATGTGGAAAAATTCGAACCAATCAAGGCTTTCCAACTCTTTTGACAACGGCGACGCCTTGACATCCGGTTCATCCAAAGATATGGGTTCATTCCAAAAGAAACGGGCCGGGCAATAGCCCAAATCGTGCGTTGCTTCGATTTCGGGCATTCCGTTAATTCTCCCCGTATGCTTTTTGTCGTCCCAAACCCTATATGAACCATCGTCCAGCACCACAATTTTGTCACGGCGACGGAAAACAATAAAGTCCATAACACCCGTTGTCGGGTCGGCCTTGTATGTTATCACGTCGTCAATTGGAAGCCAATAAAAGTATGGTTCGGGCAATTCGGTTGTCTGTTCCCGGGCAACATCCACGATCAAGACGGAATTGATTTCAGATTTGAAAAATTCCCAACCTTTCGTGGCCCACACGTCGGGTTCATTCAACTTTGTTTGCCTGTAATTTTCCCAATCATCGCGTTGCGCGGAATTGACGAATTGATAATTGAACGCCGGGTTGCGGCCATCGAAAATGCGGCTTAACTTATCAAAGCACGTTTCCGTTATCTCGTTTGTTTTCACGGGATAACGGAACAATGCTTTGAACAAAACGAATTTGTCATGCGGCAAGATATTTTCAACCATCGCCAAAAATTGGGTCAATGGGATGGAAATATACGGCGCGTTGAAAGACGTAACCCGCTTGACCGTGTGAAACTTAATGCGCATTTGATGCAATTTCGCACGGGACAATGTGGCGGAACGCTTATTTTCCGCGATTTCCTTTTTGATCTTTGCGACGTCGTAAGGCATAATCAACAAATTCGAATTTAGAGTTAGCCGGCAATTCCCAACCGCCGTTATTCTTCATGCGTAACAATCGTTCCGCGTGGGAAAATTCAAATTCCCGGGTAACGTTGCCAACAACCAACGTTACCGTTGTTGTTTTGGCGTTCATGACTTATTGGCCGCTATTAACCAAGTCGGTCAGCGGGTTAAAGTCGGTCGGGGTCACAATGACCAAATCATCCGAATAGTTGTCCGGATAAGACCATTGGATTGCGTTGGAATCCTTTGCGTCGAAATTCCCGTGAATCTTGGAACCCACGAAGAAACCACGAACGGGGATCGGGTAATATGTGCCGTCGGTTTCGCCCGCAATGGCTTCAATCTTTCCGTTTTCATCGAACAGATAAACGCCAAGATTGCCGGCATTGGCTTCGCAAGCCAAGGTTTTGAGGGCCTTAATTACCGATTGCGGCATCGAACGCAATGAACCGGTGAATTGTACGGGTTCGCCGCCAAGGACTTCGGCGATACCGCCCAAATCGTCGTTGCCACCGCTGGACAAACGGGCATCCCCGCCGGAATCGGCCGGTGCATTGATATAAGGCGAAACAACCACCTTTGAACCATCAGCGGCGGACAAAAGGGCCGTCCAAGATGCTTTCAAAAGAATTGACGCGGTTGATGTGAAACTGTTTTTTGTTCCGTCGGCCTTGGTCAGACGCTGGAACGCAACTTTTTGGATTTGGCCGAAATTTTCCGGGCAAGTGACGTTTGGAACATCAGTAATTGCGGCGGCGGCCGGGCATTGACAAATCAAAGACATTGTTTTGAAAATTTAAGTTAATGATATTCACGGCTGACCCTTGGCCGCATCTTTTGTGCAAATGTAATTATTTTTACCAAATTTCGCCTATAATCGCATTTCTTTTCAAAAATGGGTAATTCCTTATCTTTTCAAAGAAATTGCCTTAAAACGCCCGAAATCGCCTTTAATGGACACGGACGCCCCGGTTGGCCGCGCCGTATGGCTTCGTATTTCCGTCGGCGATTTCCTTTTCGTATATCCCGGTCAATCCATCGGCGTCGTCGTCATGGTCGTTCGCGTCAAACTTTCGCAAAAATGACGTAATATGATCGTGAAATTTCTTGTACCGGGTTTCCCAGCCAAACGGCATGATGATATGTTGATTGACAAATGGCGCATCCGTTACAATCCGCGATTCCTTGTTTTCGCCTTGGTAAAATGGAACAGTCAACGCACGAACCTTTTTTTTCACGGTCTTTTCGAATTGCGAACCGCCATTATTCGATTCAATCCACGCTTTTTGAACGCCATTATTGTTTATCATCCGGGGAACGGTTACGGTCGTAACGTCCGTTGATTCGTCGGTAAATTCAAGATCGGTTATCAGCGCAAACAACAACGGTTCATACCGGCGTTTGTTCTCGTTCCAAATTTGATTTTCCGATTTATAAATGTCATACGACGCCGCGAACAAATAGTCGTCGCCTTCGTCGGCCACGTCAACATAACACCCGGAACGGATATATTGACCCCAATCCGATTTTTCAACCCACGTTTTGAACGGCTGATACAAAAATGCGGTTGCATCGCCCGGATTCCCTTGATACAGACATTGAAAGCCTAACGGGTCTAATTGTTTTTGCGCCAAAAGGCGTTCCAGCGAATGACGTTGCGGCCACAATGGTTGCCCGGCTTCGCGCGGATCAATTTCAGTCGGCGCGCCTGTCTTGATCGCTTCGAAATTGACCAATACCCACGCATTTTCCGGAATGTCGTCAAGGTCTGACCAATTTTCAACAATGACAACTTTTTCCGTTTCAATGATCTTGCCAATGATGTCGTCCGGATGCCAGCGCGTAAACACGATTAGTTGTTGCGAATCGTTATGCAAACGAGTTTGCGCAACCTTCGTGAACCAATCCCACGCCGTCGTTCGTGTAATAGGGCTATTCGCTTCTTGTGAATCTTTATAAAGATCGTCGTATATCATGACGTCAACCGTCTTTGACGTAAGCGAACCGCCACGGCCAACAACGCGCAACGATCCCGTATGATTGACGATTTCGAACACATCAGAATTGCGCAAGTAATTATTGGCAACGGTAACGACATTCGACCCGTTCAATGCCGTTTCCGGGAAAACGGCCCGGTATTTATCCGAATCAATTAATCGTTGGACGTCACGGTTGAAATCCTTGGCAATCGTCGCCGCATACGAACAAATGCAAATTTTCAAATCCGGGTACAATCCCAGCATATCCGCCGGCAAAAAGCGGCTTGAACCTTGCGATTTACCATGTTGCGGCGGTGCTTGAATTATCAATTTCTTTATGCGCCGTTTGGCGAATCTGTCCAAGACTTCATAATAAGCCCGATGGAATGGCGTCGGCTGAAACGAATGATCCATGTATTGCGCAAACCAAATCAGTTTGCGCCGCGCCCCCTCTTGCAAAAACAATTCCGGATGTTCGGTCAACATCCGGGTTATCTTCATTGTCGAATCATCCATTTATAAATCGGGTCTATCTTCGTCACCCGGATATTTCTTATTTGGTTCAATCATGGTAAAAAAAGGCGGGGCCGGTAAACTAAAGCGTGGAACAATGGACGAAAAGAAATATTTATCAACCCCGCCCGAAATTATTTAATCATGTCAATAACCTTGGCCAATAGATCATCGGGAACATTCGCAAGCGAAACGGATGGTTTGGTTTCCGTTTCAATCTTGCCCGTCAATTCTTGGATATGCTTGTTTGACCATTCGCCGGGCGCGCGATTGCACAACGCAAAGATAATTGCCGTTGGATTCGGCGCGGCCTTCTTGTGGACAATCTTTTTTTTGACCTCAACCATTTTGCCGTTTTTGTCCAACGCCGATTCCGTCGTGGTTTCATCCCATTCGTAACCCTGTACCAATTCCAACAACGAACGTTTACAGTCAACGACCAATTGGGAATCGTACCAATCTTGGTATTCCTGTTCGGCCTTTTTAACCCGGTCCGCAAAATCCGCATCATCCGATAAGTGTTTGTAAAATGCCGTTTTGCCGACACGGGCCGCCGTAAACGCATCTTTATACGATTTCCCGGCGGCAATAGCCTTGCACATTAATTCCACCTTTGCATCCGTCCATTGCGGTTTGCGGCCTTTCTTTTTCGGTTCTGCTGATGTTGGTTTCGTTGCCATGATTGAATGGGTTTTTGCAAAAGTAACAAATTTTCAATCAATCTATCCCATCGCCTTTTATGGATTGGATTGTTTCGATTTCACAAAGAAGCAACGCGGCGGCCTCTACAATCTTTTTAATCCAAGCGGATTTGTTGTTACCGCCGTAATTAAGTGGGTTACACAGATCGGCGGCCGCTTTCGCATCGAAATACGGCGCGGGTCGAAAATCGCCACGTTGTCGGGCTTTATCAATCTTTCGTTTCGCATCGGAAACAATGTCCATCGCTTTTCTTGCCATCTTCTTTTTGTTTTTTGGGTAATGCTGAAATACACGCCGGATCATTCTTGTTTACAGGCCATCCGGACACATCGCAACAATAATCGCACATCCACAAATTCACGCGTTTGCAATGCTGACAATCGCCACATGAAAGTTCGGTTATTTCCTTTGCCATGTTTTCAAACGGTCTTTGGCTTTTTTAACCGTGTCCACATCCGGGTTGGCCTTTAGGAATTCCAAGAATTGTTCCCGGCCTAATTTTCGGTAAATCGGCACAAAATCCATTCGGCACAAATCCGCCGGTTCCCCGGGTTCAATCGCTTTTGTACGGCCGGCCTTTTCTGCTTCTACGGAACATTCGAAAATGTCATGGCCGCGTTTGTCAACAATGACGAATTCTTGCCCGTTAAGTTGGATTCGACCATAATAACGGGCAATGGAAAGTTGAGAATTCGCCCAAAAAGATTCAGCCATTACAATTGTTCCCATGTTTCGAATTCGCGTTGATTCATGACAAAGTAATGGCCGGATTCATCGCGGCAAATGGCGTCGGTTTCCATTGCATCAAGGAACACCGCCCCGTTAAGGAAATGGAACGAAATCGCTTCTTTTTCGTTCCTTGGAATGCGGATTTGGCCACCGCCGACAAATTTGCGCAAGCGCGAATATTCCCGCACATTATTTGTCAAGAAAATCACCCGTAATTTGTCACCCGAACGATTATAAACTAACCGTCCCTTTTCCGGATCACATTCGAAACGATCCCTTTCGTCACCAATCACAAACGGGTAATCCTGTTCGCTTAACTTGATTTTGACAACGAATTGTTTGGCATCCGGGTTGTCTTGAATGCTAACGAACCGTTCCCCGATCCGGCCAATGACGGCATCCATGACGGCATTAACGAAATCCGCGTCGGATCGGTTGGAATAGTCAACGACGATTTTGTAGCAATCCCGGGAATGATATTCCGGAACGCATGGTTTGCCGGTCAACGATTCAACCATCATGAACAGTTCCGCGTCGTATGGCGTAAGCCTATTTTTCCATGTCGTTTTCATAATGTTCGATTCTTTCCTGTAATGCTTTCATTTCCTCATATTCGCCGGAAACCGTAACGACCGAATATGTATGTATTATTTTGGTCGGCATGGGTTCCCGGACACTTACAAAATCACATCCGCATTCGGTGCAATCCTTTCGGACGGTTTCGACCTTTTCCGCCGACACGATGAATGTTTTAGCAATCATTTCATTCGCTTTTTAATCAATTCCCAACCGTCGTCATTAAGAATCATCGCTTGCGGATAAATGGTAATGTCGTCTTTTGGGACAATTAAGTTGTAAACGCCTAATTGGCCCTTTATTGGCATTTCCACAACCCGGCGCGGGTTGCGCATCATCCAGCCATAACCCGTTGTCGGCCGGTCTTTCTCCGGGATGCAAGTTGCGTCCCAATCGGCGGCCGTGAAATCTTCAACGCGCTTGACATCATACAATTCAACAAAACCGCAAGTGACCCCGGACAAATGCCCGGAAATTTCCGGATTGGCCGACGAACAAACCAAGATGTCACCACGGAATTTTACATTGCGCGTCCGGACTTCGATAGATTTGGCCGCATGAAATGCGCCGGAATCATCTTGGTACACAACACGCGTCAACAAATCGGCATAAGGTTGTTTAACCGTCAATGCCTTGAACACGTCATGTTGTTTCGGGTCGTAATCTTTACGTTCTATTTGCATAGCGCAAGCAAATTAAACCGGCATATCATCATCGGGCATTGGCTGATAATCGCCACTTGACCGATAATCGGGTTGCGGGGCCGGGGCCTGTTCGGGCTTCTTACCACCCAACAATTCCATTTCTTCGACAACTATTTCGGTAACGTATCGGGTTTGCCCGGCGTTATCTTGGTATTGGCGGGTTTGGATTTTTCCCACGATCAAAAGCGGGGTTCCCTTTTTCACGAATTGTTCGCACACGCCCGCAAGGCCGGTACGCTTGACAACGATATTGTGCCAAGTTGTTTCCGGTTCAATCTTCCGGCCATCCCGGGTTTCATACCCACGTTCGGTCGTGGCCAACGTGAATTGTGCAACCTTTCCGCCATTTTGGAAATTGGTGATCTTTGGGTCTTGCCCAACATTTCCTTTCAGTACAACAAAGTTCATTTTATTCGTTTTTTAACGTTCGACATTCTTTCACGGGTTATCGGGTTCATATTGTTTTCGTGCCGATTAACCCAACGTAAATTTTCGGGCCTGTTATCCTTTCGGTCCGTATTGATATGGTCAATTTCCGGCCTTTGTTGCGGATTCTCAACGAATACCAATGCGACCAATTTATGAACCTTTACCGAAACACTTTTGCCGTCTTTTCGCAAGTTTACAAAGGGATAACCCATACTTGTACCAAACCGCAAGATTGAACCGGAAATGTTCATTGTATGGTTCCCGCGTTTTACTGTTCGCGGCAATGAACGGACACGCCCGGCGTTGCTTACTTGATAGCCCGGAAATCCGGGTACATCTTTCCAAATTTCGTTTTGCATATTTGCCAATATTTAAGTTTTGCCAATAAATTGAAAATGCGCGGCCGGGCTATTGGCGTACCTTTTCGGATGGGTTGCAAATTCATCCTATCCGCGCAATGGCAAATATACAAAAATCAATTCATTCGTCAAATTTCACACCATCAAGCAAATACCGGGTTTTCCCACTTGACCAACCGGCGGCCGCATTAAGCGCGTCCCGATCTGCATCCCGGACAAATTCAACCCAATATCCGCCATTATAACCGTTTTCAATGATCCGAACCAACCGACCCACGATATAACGCCGAAATTGCCGGTAATTGCTATTGTCATTCAATTCCACAACGCGGCGCGTATTGCTGGAATGCGGCGTTTTCGGTTCCCGGCGTTGCCGCTTGTAATTCGCTTTTGCGAAATCCTTGCGAATGGATCGCCGGATCAGATCATCATAATTTTTCATACAGGGTCGCAAACTTCGGGTTTGGTCACCGACACAAGCAACGGTTGTAATGGTTGCCCGAATGTTAGCACGGACACATATATTTCGCCGGTCATTTGAATTAATGCCTTTTCTTCATCCGAAAGTTTCCAGCACGTTACAACCTCACCCGTTTTGGGATTGCCCCGGCTTTCGGCCGGCAATGGTTTATATTCGGGTTGGTTGGCCCCGTAAATCACGTTTGCGCCCTCAAATTTAATAGGTTCCATATTCCTTTCGCAACTGTTCAATTATCAATTGATTAATCCTATAAATGCGCATATATTGTCGATCGCCATTTTCCCACCGGTTATGCATTTCGAACGAAAGGATATTGACGTTTCGCGGATCATGCGCCATTTCGGGGTGCGCGCCCCGCGTCAAGATGTGCGACACATAAGTTGCCGAATACTGACGCAAAGGGCGCATCGTTTCCGCGCATATATGCGGGTAATGATCCCAGCACCACCGATAAAATTTTTCGTTTTCTTGCGGCGTATGCCCGGTTCCGAACAATTCCCGTTGAATTGCCACGCGTAAATGTATATCCATCGCAAAACGTCGGTCAATCAACGGTTCATAACCGCGTTTGACGGCGAATGAATATTCATCGCGCGTGGTAATTACATACGGTTCCATCATTCGGCATCGGGTTCGTTTTCGGGCATATCGTCGCCGGGCTGGCCAAACAATGACAATTGCGCTTGTTTGCCTTTGAACAGATATGCATATACTTCGGCCTTAACGGCATCAACAATCGTTTCCAATTGTTCTTCGAAGCCGAAAGAAATTTGCGCAATCTTAATGCGCGGCGTATTAATGCACGTTTTCAAGCCGTTAGGCGTTTCAAAAACGGATGTAATAACCACGCCAATGTTATCTTCCGTTCCCGACCAAGATATGCCGCGAACGTCAATTTTTTGCAACAGTTCATCAGCAAAGTTGCGGGCCAAAATCCTTTTCGATTCGGGCAATTTCATTTCGTCGGATTCCAACAACGTCAAGAATGACGTAATATTGAAAACGCGGCCAACAATGTTGCGCAAATCTTCGAACAATCCCAGCAAATCCGGGTGAACGTCACGCGTACACGTTTCGTTGCGATCGATCACGGACGAATCGCCGTCAACAACTTGCGAAATTTGGTAATTAACTTGGATTCCGCCTTTCGGCAACAATTTGACCTTGGACAAATTAAAGTCCTTTTCGGTCGGAATGCTTTGTAACTCTTTTTCCATCGTTTTATGAATTATGTTTCGCCGGTTCCGCCGGCCCGGGTTCCAAGACAGTTAATGCAACATCAACCAATTTCAACAAATCTTCCAAAACGGCAATTTGTGCCGGGCTGGTTTTGTTGTCTTTTTTCAAATGGATTAACCAATTGTTGACGTATTCCCGGGTCAATCCGGGCGCATTGTGGAATTCAATTGTTTTTGGCATAATATCGGGGTTCTAATCGCCTTTACAAGCGGGGCCGCATCCGGGAACGGCTGACGCATCCACCGGAATTGACTTAAAAAATGTTACGTTGGTTCTGCAACTCTTTTCGTAATCGTCAACACGTATTGACATTTCAACACACTTTGCGCCTATTTCATTGCGCAACGCCGAAACCGCTTCAATTGCGGCTTTCTCAAATTCTTTAATCTTTTCTTTCATCGTTAAAAATTGTTTTGTTCCAACAGATCGGCCGCCGCATCGCTTATTTTTGTGAAATTTTCGATTTCCGGGGCTTTCGCCGGTTGGATGGGTAATTTATCATCTTTTTGTTTTGCGTCCAAAATAGGGCCATTTCCGGCCGTTTCCGGGGCCGCGCTGAATTTCTTTGCCGCATCGGCCGCAATCTTGGCGGCATCGCTTGCCGTGCCGGCGATTTTGGCAAAGGCGGAAACCGGGTTGTTCGGTTGTTCTTCCGGGTATTCTTTCACCTTTAGTTCAACCAAACCCATTTCAAGGATAACAGGCAAGCAACGGGCAACGGCCTTGGTATCTTCCAACGCATCATGTGCCGGGAATGTTTCACCCGGGAAACAACGCGCGTACAATTCACCAAGGTTCGGGAATTTCAATTTTCCCCAACTGTTGCGGGCATCAACCCATTTCATCGTCGAACGCATCGTGTCAATGCGTTTGCCCTTGAACAAGGCTGCGTCAACATCATTGGCAATGAAATATTCATGGCCAAGTTCGCGCAAGATATTTGCCTTGACGATGCCCGTATCAAAGTGGATGTTATGGCCACACAACAACGGGGCTTTTTGTGCAAAGGCAATAAACCGATCCATGACGAACACAAATGGTTCACCGTGTTCCATTGCATATTCCGTTGTTATGCCGTGAACGGCGGTCGTTTCTTCCGGGATTTCCCAGCCGACCGGACGGATAATGTGCGATTCGGCCACATCGCCGAACACCCACGCAATTTGCACGATATGTGGATAATCGTTGAAATCAACATCCCATTTCGCCGAATGATCCGGAATTCCGGTCGTTTCCGTGTCAAAAAATAAAACGTCCTCTATTGTCATATCGTCAATTATTTAGAATCAAGTATTGCCCGGGTTCCATCTTTCTTGTTGCCGTACAATATGCCGGCCGTCATTTGGCTAAATTCATAAACGGCCGTTTTGAAATTCGTAATCGTACACGTCCAGCCATTGCCGGCAATCGTGAAATCCTTGTAATCTTTTTCGTTAATCTTTCGCATATCGATAAATGTTAAAGTGTCCGCGAATCTTCGATGTAAACATACAGATTTTCGGCGGCAAATTGCTTCAACCATTCAATGAATTCGGAAAAATCCGGTTTGGACATTTGCCGGGCTTCCAGCAATCCGCCATATTCATTGTAACAACTTGCGCATTGCTGGCGCAACCACAAATCGACCTGTTTTTCCGTCCGCCGATCGCCGTTTTTCCAAAGGGCCGTTTGTATCGTCGGGACAATGTAATTGAAATAATATGCCAATTGCAATTCGCTGGAACCGGATTCGGCCGCTTCAAAGCGAACAACAACCCGTTTGCCCTTGTTCGCTTTGAAAAACGCATTCAAACGATCCATCGGTAACCGCAATTGTCCATTGTCGGTTATAATGCCGGATTCGCTAATTTTGTTCATGTCAATTGCCTTTAGATTTGGGGATCAGTTCGTCGGCCAATTCCGGGAATTCTTCAACCACGATTTGCGCAATTGTCAAGTTGTATGCTTGATTGCCAAGTTGAAAGATATAACGACGTTCGGCGAATGGACGCTTTGACACATGATTGATGATTGCCAAATATTCGTTGGCGAATTCTCCGACGGATAAATTGATCACTTTGTCAATTGGATGGGACGGTAATTTATAACCCTTGGCCCCGCCCAATTTCTTCATGGCCATATATGACTTTTGAATGGCCGCGCGATCCTCTTTTTGCGCGGTCATATAAGCGGCCAAATTATCGCGGAACTTTTGCGTTTCGACCAATTGTGCAATGGTGACATCTTGCAACGCCTTACATTGGCGAACTTTCGTCATTGTTTCCTTTTTCATCTTCGATTTCCTCAATTACTTCGTCGAATGAATCTTCAATCATTTTACTAACATCGTCGAGAACGTCAATTGTCCCGTCATGATAGCCGATGTAATAACAAATAAAATTGGCGGCAATCACCAAAACGATGATTGCCACCGCTTCCAACGTCGTCATTTTTCCGTATATTCTTCGACCAACATTTCGGTTTGGCCGCGCTGGACTTGTTCGATGAATCCTTGAAAACCATTTCGACGAGCAATGTCAACAATGGTTTGCAAACGCTTTTGACCCAGCGATTCGCCGCGCGCAATGCGGAACACCTTGACGGTCGGATTGGATGCGATAACCAATTTGGCCGCAATTTCCATTGTTTGAGAATCGGACACTTTGCCGGGCATGAAGGGAACGCCGTTCAACAGTAACCCATCATCCGTGAATGACAATCCAGCAATCGGCAATTCAGCATTGGCGATTAGATTGGCGCGTTCGGTCGTCAATGTCGAAATTCGTTCATCCATCTTGTCGGCCTTGGCCTTGATCTGTTGCAATTCCTGTTCGCGTTCGTTGTATTTATGCACCCGGTCACACATTGCGTTGTGTTCTTTGGCTTGGGCTAACAATTCATCGGTGTTTTGCTCATTGCGCGTGTTGGCTTCATATTTGGCCAACCATTCTTCCGCGTTATGCTTCCTGTTTTCAAGATCGGCCATTTCGTCGTTGAAGTCGACCATTTGTTGTTCATGTTCCGATTCAAGCCTTTCGGTTTCCGCCTTGGCGGCTTCAACGGCCTTTTCATAAGCAACCCGGGCCGCTTCAACCTTGTCTTGAATCGCTTGCAAGTTGGCTTTGAAAGTTGATTCGCATTCGCGCACCTTAAAAGGCAAATTTTCGATTTGCTCGATGCGCTGGTTCATCATAGCCCGGACGGACTTGGCCTTTTCAGCCAATTGCGCGGTTATCTTGGCTTTCTCGATCAGTTCGGAAACGTCAACCGGGGACGTATATTTGGCGCGATCATTGGCGGTTAGTCCTTCAGCCGATGAATCGCGCAATGCGGTTGCGGTTTTGACATCGCGGTTTATGCCTGTTCGTTCAGCCTTCAATTCGGAAACTTCGGCATCAATTGATTCGATTCGTTCACGGACAGCCGGGGCCAATAGTGCTTTGACAACGGCAATTTGCTTGCGGCGTCCTTCGGCCGTTTCTGACCAACGCGAAAATTCCACGGCGTCGAAATCTTGATAACCGAAAATGCGTTGCAACATCGAAACGTTATTTGTCTGCATCCCGGTTGATTTCTGCTTGATCGTCAGCGTTCCGCGTGGGTTGGCTTCAGTAAACGACAATTGAACGTCGTATTCTTCGCCATCATCGCCCACGATCATTTTTGCGAACCCTTTGGATGCGCCATTACGTAACACGTCGTCACGCTGGCCGGTTAACAACGCCCCGATCGCCTTCAACAACGTTGATTTGCCTAATTCATTGTCGCCGGTAATGAAATAAACCGTGCCGTCAAATTCGGCGTCGAAACTTTCGATAACTTGAAAGTTCAAAAGTTGTAATTTCTTAATATACATCGTATCGTCATTTATGGTTTTTGCTCAATCGCTTGTTTTCAATGATCCCGTCAATGATGAACCAAATTGACCAAATGACCAAGATAATTCCGATAACTTGGTTCGTAGTCAAATGGTCAATTATGGTTCGCCAATCAATCATTTCAAACGAAAATTCGTCATGTCGAAATATCCGACCACGCATTTATGGCCACAATTCCACGCGTCCAAGATAACACCATCAACACACGCCGTTTCATGGCTTGCAACAGAAATGACATAACGCCCGGTCGGATGCGTTTCCGCAAATTCTTCAACGGTCATGCGTGATTTCCCCTTAATGGCTGGACAATGTGTCCATATTGCGCCATCCTCAACAATCCAACGTCGGAATCCGGGGCCATCGTTCGGGACGTTGAAATCGCGGCGGGCCTTTGCCACCAAATAATCGAATGCGTCAATCCATGAACAGGAAATTGAATTCGCTAACGCACGAATGACGCAATCGCCGCGATCCCAGCGGTAACCGCGTTTTTCCTTCCAACACGGATTCGGATTTTCTATCCGAAAATGTTTGCCGGATAGATAGAACTTTTTGAATTTCTTTTCGTCCATCATAACATAAAGATTTGGTTTCCGGGAATCGGCCCGGCCCGTTTTCGTACCCGTGGCCGGAATCGAACCGGCACACCATTACGGTACAACATTTTGAGTGTTGCGCGGCTACCATTACGCCACACGGGTATTTTTTTTTGTTGCGCCGCCCCGATTCGAACGGGGAATACCGGAACCAAAATCCGATGTGTTGCCGTTACACCACGGCGCAAAATATTATTGTGCAAGACAAAGAGTTTGTCCGTTTGCTATCTTTTGCATATCGGCGTATTTCGTGCCGCTTTTGAACGTGACAACAAAAGTAAATCCATTATCGGTTGTATCGTAAGAAACGACCTTGCGGGAATTTTTAATACGGGCTTCAACCATTTTCGCAATTTCGCGGTTCCAAGTAATAATGTAAACTTTCATTGTCTTTGTATTTATCCGGGAACCGGCCCGGGCCGTCGGGCCACATCCTTGACCCGCAACAAAGGTAAGGATAATTTTTTAATATCCAAAAAAAAATCCATTATTTTTGAAATAAATTTGGCGGTTCAAGAATTTTCGGCAACCATTCAATGTTTCTTTCAGATAAAGCACGGCGAAAAGCGACATCCGATTCCGGATGCGTCCCGTATTCGTGCCAATGTTTGAATTTGCCCCGCTTGATTTCAACGGTTGCATGATTGCCCGTTCTTGGCATACGGATTCGCGCTTTAACCATAATTCAATTTTTTGTCTGATCGCGGTAATTATTTCTTTCGGACAACGTCTTATGCAATGAACATCGGATGCACGGTTGATGGTTGAACCGGCAAACGCCGTGTCGCTCATGGACACATTTTGCCAACAATGTTTTTTCCATCCTCAAAACAATTTTGGCGTGGGATCAAGCAACCGCGCATTAAGCGCGTCCAATTCTCTTTCCATACGCTTTGATAGTTCCAGCGCGTCCGGCTTGCGCGTTGCAAAATATCGGCGTTGGTTATGGCGTAATTCAGCGACAAAGCGCACATATTCGATTGCCTGTTCCGGCGTTATTTTCTGCAAATTTTCGATTTGCGGGCATTTTATTTCTTCCATGATAGATTTATCATTTTTTTGTCGTTTTGCATTTTACGGGCTTGTTTTCGGCCTTTTTGGCTGGTCGCCCTCTTTTGCGGGTTCCCGGGACATTTTTCGTGGACTTTCGAACGCTTTGGGCCGTTTTTGGTACGCTTTCGGCCGATTTTCGAACATCCCCGGGATCATGGTTGCATATTACGAACGCGCAATATGCTGGTTCCCCGCGATAATCTTTGCAAGTCCTACACCCCGGCGAACCGACTTCCGTTCCAGCCCGGAACGGGCATTCGCCAATGGCTTTATACATTTTCGTTATCATAATTCGTCGCCTTCAATTGTTCTACCGGTCAACTCATATATGCGATTGGCAATTTTCCCGGCTTCAACCAGCAAACGAAATCGAACGTTTTTTAATTGCGTCACGTCTAATTCTTCAATCGGAATATAATGGCCGATTTCGTCTTGGATATTAAGTGATATAATAACACGTTTCATTATGTAAATTCAACAATTTCGGGTTCAACATCAAACCATCGGGCCGCGTCCATCGCTTTTTCCCGGGTCGAAAAAATCGCTTTGTGCTTTTGGGATGATGCCCAATAAAACAAAATCAATTTCCCGGTAATGGGATTTCGCAACCCATACAATTTTGGGTATTCGCTTATTCTCATATCAATAAGGTTGTTTCAATATTCGGTAATAATCACCCGGCCCGGCATTGCATTTCCCATTGTGCCAAAACCGACAACCCAAACATTCGTTTTTCAACTTACACATTTTCAAAACAACTTTTGGTATTCACGTTCCGGCAAATTGGCCTTTACCCATTTCGGATCATTGACCAAAGCCCAACGGCCGAAATGCATTAATAACATGGCATCCGAATTCCATAACGTTGCCTTAACTTCGGGATATAATGTGGCGGCCGTGCGCTGGTAACGATGTTTTCTTTCTTCCTTGCTTTCACGTATCGATGAATTGCGTTCGCGCAACTTCAATTTGGTTTGCCACGAAAGCGGATGAACCATTACATACGGGATGCCAACCGCTTCGATTATGGCTTTCAAATGTTCGTAATTGGCCATCATGCGTTGGATTCGGTACAACTTACCCATCGCGGCCCGGTCGCCTTGTACTATCACATCATCCGGGCGGACTGATAGTTTTTCAAGAAAGACAATCGGTTTGAAATTGTCACGATAATACAACAGGAAATCGCGCAATTCTGCAACATCTTTCGGCATCTTAATAGTGCTAACTAACGCGCGATATTTCCCCGGAACAAACACGGCGATTCCACCCGCCGCGCCCGGATCAATACCAATGACGCAATTAATTTTTATTTTACTTTCCATCGAAAAAATATGTTACTTTCTATTCGAATTTTATGTAATCCGCAATGTTGATACCCTGTTCACGCATCCGGCGGAATGTTTCTTTCAAAGCCTTTTGCCGTGCCAAAATAAACGCATCATGTTTGAGTTCCGGCGCATCCGGGCCAATCTTTTCCAATCGACGGGCATTGCCAATGTAACCGCGTTGCGCCATGTCATAAATCGTCCGATATAACACACTTTTTTGTTCATCCGGCGTTATGACGATTTCCGGGGCCAACCCAGCATCCGAAAGAACACCGTAATACAACAATTCGGCGATTGGCGATAATTCCGGGAAAACGCCGGTTGTCTTATATTCCTCAAACGAACGAATGACATTGTGCCGGGTTTCGTTCAAATAACGTTGTTGGCTTTCCGGATCGGGCTTTGGTTCGACCTTTGGCATGGCTTCGTTCGCCTTCTTAAACACCCAGCCCCGGCGGCCCTTATACGCATTCAGTATCTTGCAAACATATTCGGCGTTGAATTGCTGATAATGGTTTTTGTCCGGCTGGCCATCGCGCCCACGCGGCAAGAAATCATCAAGTTCCCCCGTTATGCTCATTTCGAACGCCATGCGAAAATCCTTTAATGTCAAATTTGGATAATAGCGTTTCAAGATTTCCGACACACGGATAATCAAATATTGCCGGTCGCTTTCATCCGTCGTCCTATATCCGACGTCTTTGCATATCCATTTCAACGCCGTTCCAAGTTCGGCCGCCAATTCCGTCGGCGAATATTCGGCAATGATCTTGGCCGTGGATGCAAGGAACACGGCGCGTTCGACCGGCCCCAATGCATCCATAACGGCGGGAATCTTGACCATTTCCCGGCGTTTTACGACGCCCGTTTCAACCGATGGTTTACGGGCTGGTGAAATAATCATTTGTTTATCCTGTTCCATTGGTTAATCCGCCATGTCTTGCAAATATTTGATTGCATCCGGGGATAATCCCGGGCCGGCCGGGCTTTTCCGGTGCAACTTTCCTTTTTCCATATCGCCACGAATGAAATTCCGGGCCGTTGCGATCCAATCTTTCATTTTCTTGCCCTTTTGGGCCGACCAATCCGCGACGGCATGGTAATAATAAACCATATCCACGTCGGCAAATTCCGGGGCCGTGAATTGGGCGGCAAATGCGTTGTATTCGGCGAACCGGGAATTTTCGAACAGACACGCGGCCGGTTCGGCGGTCCGACGCGGCCGGGTAACTGTAACCGTTTCAAATGCCGGTTCGGTCGGGAACAAACCGCCGTCGGCGGCTTCATTTGGTTTTTTATCGGGTTTTATATCTGTTACGTTATTTATAACTGATTTGCCCGATTTGTCGTTACCATTTGACGTTTCGGTAAAATGCTTTTGCCCTTTCTGTAAAAAGGAATCGCCGAAAGCGTACCACGTTGTACGGTCGTATGCGGACGTGTTATAATTGCCCGTAACAATTACGCCTTTTTCTTCCAATGATTTAAGGATACGCCGGATTTGCCGGGCCGTCCAAAACGGAAACAATTTCGTAAACGCTTCAATACTGTTATACGTCCAAAAACGGCCGTCGTGAAAATGTTTGCCGTTCGCTTCGTTCTTTCGAATCCAAAATTGCAAATTGGCAATCATTATGGATTCATCCACGCCATACAGGGCGGCAATATCTGTATCAAATTGGTATGTCATAAAGCATATTTCCATTTATAACCACCGGCCGTTTTATAAGTTCCAACGCAACATTTATGAATATTTTGAACGCAAATCCCGGTTTTCCTTGCGGCTTCGTGCATCCCATAAAATTCACGTATTTTTTTACCATCTTTTGTTAATTGAACAATCGGAATTGATGATGTTACAGAAGAACGAAAACGTGCCGTTCCATAATTGTTGTTGTATTTGGAATCGCACCATTCCAAATTTTCAACCCGGTTATCCGTCTTGATTTCGTTTTTATGGTTGATTTGCGGCAACACATCCGGATTCGGGATAAATGCCATTGCAACCAATCGGTGTACGCAAAATCGTTTACGAACACATTTATAGGATAAATCAACGGTTAAATATCCGTTTGGCATTTTTATTGGTCGCAATATACCCGGTTCGGCTTTGTATTTTGCAATACGTCGCACATTTCCGATATTGCTAACTTGATAAATCCCATTATAACCCGGGATGTCGCGCCAAATTTCCATTATATAAAAACGCCCCAAATTTCAACGCCGTTCTTGCACCACGGCATTTACTTTTCGGGGCATTAAATTTCTATCCTGTTGGTGCAAGCAACATTCGGATACAAAGTTATAGATTATCCCGGTAAAAGCAAATTTTTCGTGGAATTTTCCGCCTTTAACATTTCCCGGATTTCTACCACGCGGGAATCATTGGCAACCAACGAAACAACAGGATAACGGGACGACACGCCGGGTTTGTTGCTTTTGGCAAACTGTACCGACAAATCAAACACGGTTTGCGTTACCGTCCCGCGCATCATCCGGACGCCATCGAACGATTCCCGGATATTCCGGACGCTTGACGCCTTGCCCTTTGTGCTAAATTGCCATACACCAACAATGCCCCGGACGGCTGGAATAATCACGCGCAAAGTCAACACAACATCCCAATTGTCCGCCCCGCGTTTCGTCGGATTCTTTTCGCTGATTTGCGACATTATATCCGGGTATTGCTCAACCGGATAAGGCGCGTATTTCTTGCCATCCCAAATTTCGAAAACTCGACCATCCCCCCGGGCAACCAGCGCACCGAAATTATCGCGGTATTCATAGCGTTCGTTGCATACCTTTTCCGGATCGTCAGAAGGGAAAACGACTTGGATAGTGGCGGGCTTTTCGCCTAACGCCGCCGTAAACATCCCGGCATATTTCCCGGATGGGATGAAATAGTCAACCGATACCGGATATTCCTTGCCGTTTTGGCTCACTTGCTTTTTGCCGATATGCAACCGGCCGATTTCGGGTAATTCAAGGATTCCCGCGCCCTGTTCCGGGCGGAATATTCTTCCCGTTGCCATCTTACAATTCGATTTCGTCGTTTAACAAATTATCCTTTACCGCCTGTTCCAGGGCCGGTTCGAAATATCGGGCCGTCACTTTCACGCCATCGTCGGTTTTTTCAACCTCAATGCCCGTGCCGTCGGCCATATCCTTTTCCCACGGTAATTTTTCCGGAATTTCCGTTTTAACGGGCTTTTTCGGTTCGGCCGGGGAATTTATCGGGTCGGCAACTTTCTTGCGATTTACGGCCCGTTTACGGCCTTTTTTGGAAACTTCCGGGGCATCATTGGAAATTCCCAATGCATTTTCGGCAATCTTGATTTCTTCCGGGGTTATTTCCGGGACGTTAGCCGCCCTTTGCGGCGCATCATCCTTGGCCGCCTTATTCTTGATCAATTCGGCCAATGATAGTGTCAAGATATTATCGGCGATCTTGCCTTTGTCAAGTTCCAGCACACCGCGAATTATTGTCAATGTGTTGTCCCTCTTTTCATCCTCAATCGTCGCAAGGGCCAACAGATATGGCAATTTCTTTGCATTGACCGAATCCGTTTGATCTTTCAAATTGTACGTGGGTTTTGTGCGCCAATCTTTCGGGGAAAAATTGAACACACGTGCGACCGGCATATCGGGAAAATTGACATTCCACATTTCACGATACAAATGCAATTGCAATTCATGTTCTTCGTAAAAGCCTTTCCGACCGCTTTTGAAATCTACGATAGCCGTAAACTGTTTGCCGGTTTTCGGATCACGCATGATGCAAGGAAGATCGACGCATCCGGCATAATGGAATTCCGGATGAACCAAACCGATTTCCACGGCCAACGGAACAACGGTATAATCCTTGACGAATTGTGCAAATGCCAAAACGTCTTTCCGCACCTTTGGCAACCATTCAGAAAAGACCCGTTCGGGCAAATTGTTTTGTTCCATATATGCCAACAGGACGCCCGGAACCGTGTCGAAATCATAACGACGGTTAATTATCAGTTGTTCAAACTGAATGTGCATGAACGTTCCATAAGCGGCGGCAAGATCGCGTTTTTCCGTCGATCCTTCCTTGCCGTTTGCAATCATCCAATCCAGCAACGCCGGCGGGGTTGGCATAACTTGTTTCAAAAGCGTTGTTACGGATGGGAAAAATACCGGG